ATGTTTTCATCGTTTTCACCAATCCAGCCAAATGTTTCATGAAACTCATCACCATTTAGTGTAACATCATTTTGTCCTTGGAACCAATCTTCTTGTTCAACTGATTCAACATCGCTTATTGTTTGTTTATTTCCATATAACTTTTTGAATGTTTCAGGATCTGCTTTTTTAAGTTCGTTTTGGAATTGATCTGCAATTTCTTCACGCGGTGATGTATCCATTCCGCTGTTATGAACCATGTCCACAATGTCATGTCCGTCTGCGTCTGGACCTAAGTTTAAGACAGAATTCATAACTTCAATTTTGCCTTTGATATCTCCTGGATAGTAGTAACTTAAGATATCGTCATCCATGTCATCAATTTCTTGTTCAATTTCTTTTGGATCAGTAATGCCTGAACTTTTTAGTTGTTGTACTACATCTTTCTTTCTATCCATGTATGTTCTTAACTCGTCTACATACTCTGCTTTAATTTTTTCTGCTACACCTTTTACCATTTCAGGTTTAACGCTGTCTCTGTCTTTGTCTTCATCTTCTTCTTGGACTGGACCTTGCTCATGTTTCGATGTAGCAACTACGTTGTCTAAGTGTGAAGCATATGCATCTTCCATGTTCATACCTTCATCTAAACCTAAAATCTTCTCAACTTTGTTCATGGTTTCTTCGCCATCCCATTCGCCCATGATCTTTGTGAGGTCTGCTTTCATAGCATATGATATGGGTGCATTTTCTGGTGAAAGGAAAGCATCATGCTCTTCATCAGAAAGTTCATCAGATTCTTTGCCTACTTTTTTCAAATAATCAGCCCATTCACCATCTTCATAAGCATCAGATAGTATACCTGAGTCTGTCCATGCTTTGATCATGCCAATCACAAGATTTGAATCATTTGTTCCTTCATACTTGCTGTATTTGTCATACCAGGCTTGTAATGCTTCTTTTTTGTCGTCATCTGCCTCGGATACTGATTCATTGTTCAATAAATCTTCTTGATGCTTTTTAAGTTCTTCCATTGAATCAAATGGTCCGCCTGTTTCTTTTCCATCCTTGTATGAATAAAACTTGCCATCAACTTTCTTGGCAGCAAGTCCATACTTATTCATTCCCATAGATGAAACTTCGTTTGTCATACCGACTATGTCGTCATAGCCTATTGTCTCTTCTTCTTTCATTAGTCTGTATATGATAGGGAATGCGTTAGCAATATCTTCTTTGAAGTTTTTGACTGTGAATTTTTCCTTGTATTCTTCCATTACGTCATCTGGGACTTCAACTGCCTCAGGTGCTTGAAACTCTGAAATATAATTTTCATAGTGTGCCTGCTTGGCCAGACGTGCAACTCTTTCTCTTAGTCCGTCCAACTGTGCCTTGCTGCGCTCAACGATGTTATTAGTGTCGGAATTCATTAGATCGTTTCTCACGCAGTAATTTGTGAAACTCTTTAGTTGTGCAATCTCTTCACTCATCTTGATGATGCTTTCGCCGATAGCGTCATATGGTAACCCGCCGTTAGCCACGTGTCGCTGCATTGCTCTTGCACCCGCTAGGTGAATGAAAGGATACTTAAATCTTTCCCCGTCCTGGTTTTCAACGAACAGTGCAGAAATATTTCTTGCTCTATCTCCTGGCTTCTGTTCAAATTCATCAGCAAGCGTCTTGCTGTGTTTAATAATTAATCTCGTGTCCATTAACTTTTGGAAACTCTGTGTCTTAGTTCCATAAAGATTGCTTTCATTCATTACTGTTTCTCCGACGGGTTTTGTTATTTTGTCATTACCTGACTGTGGTGTTGAATACTGGCTAAGGAAAGCATAATCTCTCTTATCCAAATTATCCTTTGCAATGTCCCTAGTATCAAATGCCAATAGCCTGCGCTTGGCAAATTTGCGTAATTCTCTTAGGAAGCCGTACCAATTATCCTTTTGATCACTGTCCATGCCTTCTGTTATTCCGCTTGAAAAATACACTTTCATGGAATTAGGCTCTGCCAGGCTTATGCTAACGTGTCCTAAAATTTTGTCATTTTCAGTATAATCAAAATCAAAGAAGCGTGCATCTTCCGGATTAATTGTAATCATACCCGTGCTTTCGCCCAGTTTTAAGCCGGTAAATCTGCTTCTAACCTTGTAAAATAAATCGGTTGCTATATTATTGGTTGCGTCCATAGTAAAGTATTTATCAAAAACCGCCAGAGACGAATATTGGCATTGGGAACTCGTCCTCGGTCATTCTCTCCGTCATTTTTTCGTATATTTTAGGATCCCAATCAGCCAATTGATTCGCCATCCTCATTATAAGCAGGCAAGCACTAACTAAATCATCATGCTCACCAGTTTTTGCACCATAACCAACACCATGTGCCACAAATGTTTTAAGTTCAGAAATAAGTGGTTTGCTGTGTATGGCCATTTTTCCACGTTCAAGAGCATTCTTTAATCCACTGCATGCGGTAATCTTTGTCTTGTGCGTTGTATTGAAACCCTTTCTAAACTTACGCACATGCCCTTTTCTTATTGGTTCCGAAAGGAACAGTCCATTAAAATTTTCTTCTCCAATATCTTTAATAACAACGAGTGCTGCTTCACCTATTGTATTGTTTTCACAACTGTAATAGATTGTAGGATTTGCATTACCCTTTTCTACCTGTTGTGTGTAGATGTATTTTAGTATTTCCTTTAGATGCCTTATCTGTTGTTGGATAGGTGTAAGATTGTGTCGCCATTCACCAACCTGTTCCATTGTAGGCATTTCAAAAATTTGTATCGCGGCATAGTCACCACCAGTTCCTAGGCTAGGATCAAGCGCAATTAGATATGTGCATTTTGGATCGATGTTTTTATACCATCTAGTTTGCCCCATTGTGAGTATTGGTTCTTTACCTTCTAATTCTGCAAGTTTAACACTATTGATCAGAGTTTCATCAAAGATCAAGAATTCGCAATCAAACTCACGGCGGAATCTTTCCTCGCCGATCTTGGCACGCTCTTCCTGTGCCCATGCTTCGTCTCTGTCCGGATGTTCTTCCCAGTGTGCGAAGAAAGGAAAGAATCCATTAGTGCCCACCACATTATCATTACCATACTCATCAAACTTTTTGTTTGCCTCAGTCCAGATCATTGCAAATTGATCTTCATCCGAGTTAGGTGTGCTTGTGACTATTGCCTTACCACCTGTTGATAGTGTGGGCGAAAGTGCAGTCCAAAACTCACGAGCCTTCTCGGGTGGCTGCACGAATGCAAACTCGTCACAGTATATTAACGAAAGTGACTTACCTCGTCCAGTGTCTTCCGTTGTTGTGGTTGCTTGTATTCGACTGCCATTGTCAAATTCAATTGTGTTTCTGTTGTATGTGTAGATACCAGCACGAATGAAGTCAGGCAAATTCTCATATCCAAATCTATATCTATTCATGATGTCCTGCGCACCCGTATATTTGTGTGCAGCAATTAATACCTGTGCTTCAGGAGTGAACATGCAGTACCATAGTAGATAGGCAGCAGCACATGTGGTCTTTCCCATCTGCCTTGGTAGCATCGCAATTGTGTATCTATGATCGTGATAGGCTCTTAATAATTGTTCTTGGTAACCGTAGGGTTCAAATTTCATCGAACCCTTGGTAGGATGCTGAATCTTAATAAAATTTTTCGCAAAGTATAATGGACCTTCAACAGGATCCATGCACGCTTCTAGGTGCTTGATCTCTTCAAGTGTATATTTTTGTTTGCTATGCGCCTTCTTAATTTGGACGCCATCTAAACTCTTTGCCATACTAGTATTTAACCAAAAAAATAGGGCCTTGCGGCCCTATTGGATAGATATGAAAACGTCTATTATGAGTGTGTGAAATTACTAAATGATGTTTTAACTTCGCAAGTAACAGCGTTCATTGGAAAACTATTATTTCCGTATGTTGCGCCTAATGTTATAATTTCATCTTCGATTTGTTCTACAAGTGTTTCTGCTCCAGCACCGTCCCAGTCTTCTGAGTCGTTTGCTGTTTCAACTGCGAATGCCATTTGTGTATTTGAATCGAATAAATCACCTCGTATAACAATAGTTGCATACTTTTGAATAATTTCAATTGCCGCTTGGATTGCTTCGTTTGCTCCTACTTCAGCAGCAACCGTTTGTTTAAAATCCACAACAAAGAATGTTAATGGTTTGTTACCCATGAAATCGATATCTGTTAATCCTGCACCCGTTCCATTTTTGGATACTGGTTGTCTATTTTCTGCAACAAGAAGGGAACTTCCGCCGCCAATAGTTGTTGTGAGTAAGTCTGCCATTATTTCGCTCCTTTATGTTCTTCTAGTGCTTGTAGCAATTGTTCCTTGATAGAAGCACGTAATTCCTCACCTTCCTTAACACGCTGCATAGGATTGTCCGATCCAGCAACCTTAGGATGTGTTCCTTTCATTCTGTTCATGCCGCCTGAATTTTTCTTGGTCATATATTCTATGTCTCTTTCGTCTTCATCGGGCTCATTAGCGTATGCTTCATCTTTTTCTTTTTTCTCCATGTCATGATCGTCCATGTCATGGTCACCATCGTCATCTCTATCAACTGACTTGTGAAGTTTTTCTTCGTCATCATGATCCTTTTCATGGCGGTCTAATTTACCGTCATCGTCATAATCATTGTCTTCACCTTCGTCACCCATTGCCTTGATAGAAATCATATCCTTCTCACCACCTGGCATATCATCATTATCGCCATCAAAGTCAGGTAAGAGTTTGTTAATTGGTTTTGGCATTGGAGGACCTTCTGGTGCATCCATACCGCCCATTGGTGGAATAATACTCATTGTAGGCATGTCAGCCATTCCTGGTTTATCATCGCCTTTCATTTTTGCGATAAGTGCCATGACATCATCAATAGCGTCACCCTGTGCATTAATGTTAATGCTCATAGAAGCCTTATCTTTTGGCTCTGGAGATGGCATGCTTGGTGCCATTGGCATTCCACATTCTTCTGTGCTTTGCTCTACAGGTGTTGCTTCAGTCTTGGCTGTATCAAGTTCCTGCATTTTGGCTAATAGTTCATTAAAGTTCATATTAGTTACTCCCTACAGGACTCTTGGCACCTGCTTTATCTTGTTTTAATTTAGGCGTGTCCTGATAAACATCTGCTTTTAGTTTATCGTGGCCCAGTTCTTTTTTTCTTTCTTTTGCTTCTTTAGAAAGTTCTTTTAAAAATCCCTTGTTGAAATCGTCTCCGAAATAATCCTTGTGTTTTACTTTCATGCCTTCCTTGTATTCATTGTCATGTAATAAAGCACCCTCGTAATCAGCATTATCGCCTGCCGTAATTTGATCAATTTCGCTAGGGCTTGCACTGTTTCTAACCTTGTAGTAACCAGATTGGCAACAGCCCATTTCAAAAATTTCTTTTTCAATTTCTGTTGTAGTTAATGGATACTCTGTCATTACATCAAAAGTATGCACTTCCATATTTTTTAATTCTGGAAATTCATGTGGTACTTCCGTAACTGGAGTAGTTTTTAACTGCTCAAATTGCATAATAACACGATTGTCAAGCCTTGCTTTTAAATCATCAGCAAAACCTTCTGGCAACTCACCAGCAATTTTGACCTTAAAACTATAGGTTTTCTTGCTTTCAGATAGATATTCTTTAAACGTCTTCATATGTATATTTATTCCTTTCCGCCCAATTTCTTCATTAATTCATTACGATCTAGCATTACATAGCCCTGTCCGTCCATGATATCGTTAGGATCTTCCGGAGAATCCTTATCAATCTTGTATTTTTTGAGCTTCAGATCAATTGCTTTTAACTTCTTATCTACTTTCGCGGTCTTTGCATCTATTGCATTTTTCAGCATGCTGCTGGCCACTTCGAATATTCTACCACTGTACCTTACTTCAACATTCATGCCCAAATCCATTAAATCATCGTAGGCCTGTTCTGCTTTTGTTGCTAGATGATCAAGATCCTTTTCTTCAATTTCATCCAGTTCTGTTACTTGTGGTAAATCACCAGTAATCTTTTGTATTGCTCTAGCACTATCATCTAAACTGCGGATTTCCTGATGTGCTGCTATATCCTTTTCTGGCTTTTCAACCTGTGCTGTTTCCTCAGGCTTGCTTGCTTCCTGATCATCCAAATTAAAAAGTTCTTCCAATTTCTTTGTCATATTAAAACCCGTACAATGTATTTAGTTACAAAAAACTATCTAAAATCCTTAAATTGGCTTTGTAGTTTTTCTCTAAATCTTTGTGATAGTAGCTCTTTTATTTCAGGATTACCTTTTTGGCCGCCACCTGTTAATGACCATATTGTATTTGTTGTATTCTTTCCTATAAGATTTTTTATAGAGGAAATATTTAAGAATTTATCATCCATGAATTCTTCTATCACCATAGACATGCACACTTGGTCCAATGCATATAAATTTGCCCTTTCGAATTTATCCATCGTATTGCTTATAACATCAAAGTTTGTAGAATCGAGTTTGTGATTGTACAAATTAATTATTTTTTCTAGAAATAATTTTCTATCTTTATGTACATAGGTAATGTTTGCACCTGTTTGCTTCCAAAGATTATCAAACTGTGGATAGTATAATACACCTAATTTAATTTCGCTAGGTAAATTAATTTTTTCATTAAAAATAATATCTGCATCTGTTATATACGCAGAGTCTAACATATTATTTTCAAAAAGATGATTAGTAATAAAATACCTTGAACAAAAATAATAACTCTTTAGTTTGTAATGGTTTATATCAGTATTAATGTGTTCTATGCTGTAAGATAAGTTTATGTCTGTTTGCAAGTTAGATATTTTATCTAAAAAACTTTGACTAGGATTTATAAAATGTATGTGTGCATCTAAATCATTTTGCTCACAGGATAATAAATTATAAATCCCATACTCATTAAAAAACTTTTCGTCACATTGAAAAACTACAGCAGTTTTTGAAATAGGATTTTTTATAATTTCAATATCGTTAAAAAATTCCTGCATGTTTAGCCCAATCACGGTATTCTATTGTTTCATATTCAATGTCATTATTTACATACCAAGTTTCAAAATGGCATTCACCATACCATGATTTTCTCTTTCTCATGGCAAACACGTTATTGACCGCAATCCTATATCCTTTAGAAATTAAATATTCCGTTGCGGCATCTATGGTTTTTACGAATCCTCTTTCTTCGCGCCAGTATTCGTCATGCTCAAATGTAATGCAATCAAATTCCATTCCTTGATCTATAACATTCTTTAGAGCTGCCAGTGTAAGTTCCGGCGGATTAATATCACAACTTAGGTATCCATATCTTTTAATTTCGTCGTATTTAAAATTTACTGCATCATCGTAGATACAAATGTTCTTTCTTGTTTTGTTCCAATCATCTTCAAATTTCTTATCAAGTTCTAGACTAAATCCATTGAAATTATTCTCTTCTAGCAAGAGTGTGTTACTGTAGTGTTTAGGATCGGCAGCACCTATTTCTATATATGATTTATGTTTTGATGTTTCCAGGGCAAATAGATCCTGCCCAACTTGTGAATGATGCATTACTTTCTCTTGTTGCCCTTGTGGAAAATATCGTCCTCGCTCACGATTCTAAATCTTACTCTTTTCTGTTTGCACCAAGCAGCAGCCGCTTCCCACTTGGCTTGATTCTTTATGTACTGTTCTTGATTATATCTACTGTTGCCTACTTTTTCTCTCAGGGTCTGATTGGCAGGTTTGACTTCTACCACTTCTGCATTCTTCTTTCCATTCCTGTCCTGATAGACGATAAAGAAATCAGGAACGTATATGCTATATTTTCCAGTAAGGGGATCTCTGTAGGGAATCTGTATGCTTTCACTTGCCCAGTTTTGTACGCCTGGGTGTTCGTCAAGCATTCTCATGAACACGAATTCCCAACTGCTTCTGGCAAGAGGTTTTTTATTACCTACATACTTGCCTGGATTCTTCATCTCGAATCTTCCTTGGGCAAACTTAGGCATATTATGGTACCACGTTACGTTGTTTAGAAACTGTTACTAGAGGTTCTCTGTAGCCCAGTGTTGATGTTGCAGGACGATTGTTATTTAGAATTTCTCCAACCAAGCCACTTAATTCCAATTGGTCAAATTCACCTATTGTATCCAATATTTGGAACACGGGAATGTTTTCAAGTTTAGCCTGTTTTAACAGTGTCGTTGCTGCTACCAATGCAGGCTGTTCATCGAATCCTTTTTTAGTAAAAAATCCCACAGTTGCATCAACATCATTTGCATTAAATTCTAATGGCTCCTTGCCGTAAGAATCAAAAAATAATTTTGTTCTTGCTGCGCTGTCCTGTATTTCTCTTGATGGTAAATTTGTAGTTGTCATTAGGTACTATCCCCTGTTAGTTTCTTTTGTGATCCATTGGTAGTTGTGCTTGTATTATTCTTGGGGAATATTGCTCCGGCAACACCATTAATTGTAGAAGCAACTCTTTCTTGTCCTGCAGGACTTGTAAGGATATTGATTGCTTCTGACTTTAATCCTGCCTTTGAAAGTCCTTTTGCATTCTTATATGTATTGACAGCCTTGATTGCAGTTCCTAGGAATCCTGCTCCCGAACTAAATGCTGTTCCGTCGCCGACTGCACCAAATACCTGTTCCAGTCCGTCAAGTACTCCGCCTTCGCCCAATAAGTTTGAAACACCACCGCCTGCTACACTTAATGGTGATGGTGAGTTATCATAATGTAGTGTTGCAAATCCTTTTGGATTTCCTTCACTTACTCTACCAGCACTATACGTTACCGCTTCATACTCAATTGTCATTTGACTTTCTGCTGTTTCTGCTGATTGCGCATAATCCATATTTCCGTGCGACCAACTAACGATTCGAGGATTGACCATTGTGTAACCAATGAATCTTCTTCGACCCATTGTGAATAATGTTATGCTCTTGAATAAGGGTGCTGACACATCGCTATCAAGACCGTATCTAAATAAATCACTTGGTGTTTTTGTTGATCTATAATGATTTGCACCATATGCACTGTTTGGTAAGTGCCTATCTCTTATATAGTAGCCATAATAGATTGCCCACAATGCACTTACAACTCCTTGATTATCATCATGGAATGATAAATTAACAGGATCATATGAAATTTGTCTATAAACAATTTTCTTTCTGTTATACTGATTTAGAGTTTCCGAATCAAATTTAAATTTTGGAAGATCTGCCTGCTTTACTAACAATCCAACTTCATTGATATGTTTCTGTGTAAAAGACTGTGCCTTAAGCACAGAAGTATCTATTTCAAATCTTAAAAAATAACTAAATTTGTTCTTGGGAGCAAGTCTTAGTGTATCATCAATAAACAATCTTGTGGCATGCGTGTAGTTTCCTACTATACCTTTTGGGTTTGATAAACCACTAAAAACGTCTGTTAAGAATCTTGTAAATTTGTTTGCCATACTAGTATTTAGCCATAAAAAAAGCCCGGAAAAAATCCGGGCTTTTTAAGTTTTGTAGTACGACTAAAATTAGCCTTGTGCTGCGCCAGCACCAGTAGTAGATTCGCCAAGCGTTCTTTCCACTGCTGCACCAATACCAACACCAACGCCTTGCTCGCCTGCACCCCACTGTACCATGTTGTCGAAACGTATAGTAAGTGCAACTTGCATTGCTTCGTTTGTGCCGTAGTTTGCATCACCATAATCAACGTTTGTTAAGAAACAACCGTATAGGTTAGCAGTTTCAAGTACATTAACCCCTGCTGGGTTATTAGCGTTACCACCATCTAGTACTTCAATCTTAGTTGTAAATTTGTAATCAATACCTGATCTTGCAGAAGCCTGTTCAACAAAGTCAAATTGTTTCTGGACCTGTTGCCCAACCATTTTTTGAACTTCACCACTCGCGTCATCACGTAGGTTAAGCACCACTGTTTCAAAAGTGTACTTACCTGCTAGATATACACGTGAGTTGTAAACTTCTAGTGGAATTTCTTCAAATCCAACTTTTGGTCTAGCAATATCCACAACTTGTTTTGTTAGTTCAGTTGCCGCAGATACTCCGAAACCAAGTAAAGTAACGCGGAAGCGATACTTTAACTTAGGCATCAAGAGCACTTGGTTGCCTGCGTCTGTGGGTACTGAAAAGTTATTTAATGATGTAATAGGCATGTCTTATATCTCCCCTGTGTTCTTGACACGCAACGGAATGTATATGAACTCAATAGCCTTGACTGGTTCAATCGCAATATCAACATATAGTTCGTTACGATCGATTCTAGCCGGAGTATTGTTTGTTTCATCACATACTACTGCGAAATCATAAAGGGCTCTTAAACCAACTAGTTCTAGTAGAAGTGATTCTACTGCTTGTTTGATCTCGTCCCTAGTGATTTTATCATTTGGTTCAAAGATATATGGACGAGCCAGTTTATTAAGTTGGCTACGTAGATATACAACCAAACGTGCTACGTTGATTCTGTCTAGTGCAGAAGCATTTCTTGCTCTAGTCTTTTGACCATAGTTGACCAAACCAACTCCATTAAAGAATGTAATTGGGTTAATCTTTAGATCGTACAACGTATCCCTTTGACCTTCGTTTAGTGCAACTGTTTGGAATTCACCTGTTGATGCATTGATGTATCCCACCGCTGTAGCATTTGAAATTCCACCACGTCTTGTACCTGCTGGTGCAAACCATGGAAACGATACTTGATCGCTAAGTGCAATAGTTCTCATCATCATGTGTGATGCTGGAACAACTGCATTCGCACCACCTAGGTCAGTTGTAAATCCGTTTGGATAAAACGTTGCTAGGTATTCGTCGTATGTTACCAAACCGCTGTCACTGTTGTCAGTAACTAGTTCTGCGTTTGTACCATAGTTTGTTAGTGTAGTTGCATCTGCTGCTAATCTCAATGGTGTGTCACCGATAACAAATGCTGTTAGGCCTCTGTCAATGTTAAGATTAACTAGGTTGCTCATTACTTCTGTATATCCCGGAGCAGCAATAATGTTGAAGTTTCTACGCTCTTCATCTCTAATTTGATCACTTGTATCAATAGTAGATTTCATTGCTTGAATTACAACCTGTCTCTGCGCCTTTCTACCAAATGATCCGCTACCGTCTTCTTGGTTACCTGATTGTGTAACCCAACGATCAGTTGCATAACCTGTCATTGCCTCACTGTTGTTAAATCTTTCATTATCAGCAGTTGTGTCAATGTAGTTGTTAGCATAACGCTTAACGTTACCGCCACTTCTACGTAGGTTCCATAGTAGCATTCCTTGTGGATACAGGTCTGGATCTGGAGCATCTGGATCTAAGTAGTTATTTGTTAATAGATCCTTGATAGTTGCTTCTGTGTTACCAGTAGCACCGCTTAGTCCATAACGTGCATCTGCAAATAGGATGCCTTCTTCTGTTGTTTGATCTGTTTTATCCAACTGTACCCACTCTTCAGTAGTACCGTTCCAACGATATACTGTTGGGAAGTTTTCTAAATCTGCTGTTGAAACCCAAAGGTCGCCATCTACAAGTGCTGAACCATCGCTTTGTCCAGTATCTTTTTTAGGTGCTGTTGCACTTACAATTGGACCTGCTGGTGAGCAGTTTGCGTAAGCAACATTGTAGTTTTGGTAACCTACCCAAGTAGTACCATTGTGGATCATGATATCAACTTCACCGAATGATGGGTTGTACCAAAGTTGTCCGTCGTTTGGTTCTGCCTGTGGGTTATCTGAACTTGCAAAGAAATCACTAGCAGCCAACGGTTGCCAGTTACTTGCAATGTAATCATCATCAGCGCCTGTTGGTGCTGTGTAGAAGTTTGCAGTTCCTGCAAGTGTGTTAATGTTGTAAGGTGTAAATGCTGATGCAATCGGTGTGTTAGTTCCATCTTTAATTCTAAACTCACCACCTAATCTGTGTGTGATTACAATTTCATTGTCTGTTGTAACACTTGCTTCAACATTGGTTAAACCTGCTGAGTTAATTGCTGCTGCAATTTTTTCAGCATCACCTGTTGCTCCAGTGAGTGCATTACCGTTTGCTGATGTACATGCAATCGAAACACCTGCGTTTAGTGCAAGTTGTCCTTTGATTGATTCAGAAATAGTAAATGTATTATCGCCTGAAGTAAATGTTGATGCAGTTACAGCGGATGATGTAATTGAAGTTACACCACTTGCTGCTCTGCGCCATACTCTAAATGTAGCAGTTGATGGCGTTGCATCGTATAATGTATTTTCGTTAGAGTTTGACTGAACAAATAAATTATCAACTAATAAGTTTGCTCCGCCGCCTGCTCTATCTAGATAGTAAAGAGCAGCATGTCCATTAGCATAAATTGGAGCATTTACTGCTACCCAACTTGTAGTTGCTGCTGACCATTTGTTTGCTCTCCAACGAGCACCGTTATTTGGTTCTGTAGTTTTAATCCAAACACTTCCTGTTGGACGTGGTGTTGAATCTGCTGTCTTCCATTGTGGAACGCTTGTGTGTGGTGACTGCTGTAGTTCTGGACCATAGTAAGTTCCTGCATTAATACCTAATTCAGTATTAATTGTTGCTGGACTTGCTGTTCCAATTACAATTGCATTACTTCTTGAAGAGTCACCAACTGTGTCAGTTACAGCGTTGCTGTAAAGGTACAGTTTGTCACTTACGTTCTTAGCAGTTACACCAGTAATACCTAAACCATTAATTGTTGATACTAAATCATTTAATGTATCACCGCCTGTAATAGTTGCTGTAGTTCCGTTAATTGTAAATGTTCCTGCTGTTAATGACGATACACTACCACCAATGATTGTTGGATGACTTGCAGCCCAGTCACTGCTACCTACCAATACCCAAGTACCTGCTGGCACACCAGCCTGAGTATTTCCAACTGATTTGTAGTAAAATCTTGCTGTTTCTTTTGATGCAGTGAATGTACCGCTACCATCTACTGTTTCAAATACAACTGCATAATCACCGATAGCCCCAACTGAACCTAGTGGCTTACCAGTTCCTGAATCAATTTTAGTTGTGTCACTGTCCGTTAATACGAGTGGTGTTTTGTTAGCAAATTTTTGACCACCTGTTGTGCTTATTGCAGCACCGTTCCATTCCTGGATACCCCAACTGGTTGCATTTGTGTTAATCCACCATGTTCCATCGGCCGGATTCGCTCCCGGAGCATCTGTTGAACTTTTTAGTTCTGCAAGATCAACATCTGCACGTACAACGAATGCTGCGTTTGAAACGCCTAGCAAACTGTATGCTGCTAATAGCCCATACTCATTAAGTTCGCTACCGTGTATTGGTGTATTGCTTGCTGTCTTTTCAAAGTTTGGTACTCCAAAAAGATCTACTAATTCTTTCTGTGATGTTACTTTAAATGCTGTGTTTGCATTCGCTGATGTAGTTGCTTCAGCAATGCCTGTTCCAGCAGCATTTGTTTTATCTTGTGCGGTTGCTACGACGATAAGGGGTGTTGTACCTGGTTCAGCAGGTGTATAAAAACTCTCATCTATTACCGTAACTTCAACGCCGGGTGATGTTAGTGCCATTTACGTTATCTCCTGGTAATGTAATATCAAATCATTACTTGTGTGTATTACTAATGTATTTAGTATATAAATGGAAAAATGGCGTGTTATACACCGTGAAAAAGGGGTCAAAAAGGTGTAAATACAGTTATGAGACCCTTATGTACATGCGGAATTCGACCTAGAGCAGTAAATTACAAGAAAGGCAACAAAACTTATTATAGAAGCCTTTGCGAAGTGTGTTTATCAAATGGTGTGAATCATGGAATACCTAGGTGGTATAGGGCAGGATACAGAAAACAATCCAAGTGTGATAGGTGTGGATTTAAATCCAAGTATAATGAAGTTTTTAGAGTATTTCACGTGGATGGAAATCTAAACAATTGTAGGCACCGTAATCTTAAAACTGTTTGTGCTAATTGTGCAAATATTCTAGGTAAGGAAGGAATAACTTGGAAGCAGGGTGACCTAATTGCTGACTATTGATAGTACTTTTTTATATAGATCATCAATGGATGAATCATTAACTATTTCGCTATCAAACTCAGTACCTACCCATGCCCATTCAGATGCATGTACTTTGTGTTGTTTCATTTCCTGTATGTAAAAGTTTTCTCCGGAGTTTGCTCTAAGCGCAGTATCGTACCATTCGGGCAGTTGTCCTCGTTTTACCCAAATAATTTTACCACCTAAATTTTTAATCGCTTTTACTTCGTTAGGAAAACGCACATCGCTAACCACAATACTATCCTTGCTTTGTCTTAGTTTGTTTTCCAAACTAGCAATCCATATATCATCGTGAAAAGTCTTACGGCATACTTCTGTACCCCAATATTGCAGCACCCATCTAGGAGTTAGCGTAGGCATAGCAAGTCTTTCAGCCCACCAAGGATCTACCTGTTCTCGCCATTCTCTCGCTTCTTTTGTTCTTCCTTCGAGCATGGTTCTATCCCAGCCAAAAACTGCTGAAACAGCATCCTTTAGTGTATCGGCAAAACTTTCTCTACGGAATTCATGAAAATTTACTAGATAATCTGCTACAGTATCCTTACCGCAACCGATGAATCCGCAAACGCCTATAATCATATAACTCTCCTTTAAAGTTATATTATAGCGTCTTTAGATTATATGTCAAGTGTTTAATAGAAGGGTTTTGGCTGTCCTGGCTTGCCTGTATTAAGTTTTCTTGCCAAAACGCTTGCTGTGTTGATTGATTTGGTTCTTTGCTGCCTGCGTGCTTGTGTTGGTGAAGTTCTAGCACGAGTGGTTTTCATTTTTTGAGCTCTAGCAACATTGTATTGTTGAACACATTTTGAAGGATGGCTTACCTGTCTGCCTGCTCTAGGACCTACAGAACATCTAAAGCGAAGTTTAGTCTTACCACCTCTTGCGCTAGGAGCGGCTCTACCCCAAACCATCTTGGCAACTTCGTTGAAAATTTCGTCGTGTTCTTCTTCAGTGATTAATTCTAAAATGCGCATTATCCGTTAATCCAACTGTATCCTATGCCACCTGCAACCTGTGTGCCTAGTTCCATTGTGAGTCTTTCAATATCATTAAAGCCTTCCTGCTTGATGCTTGCACCGTTAAGTGCTGTTCCACCCTGTGGTCCTGCAATCGAAGCAAACTTCTCACGTGCCTGTCCTAGCATTACCTTGCAGTTTGCCAAGGTGTAATCCTTGATCCACTGTCCTGAATATACATCTTGAAGTATAACAAAGTCTGGTTTTGCGTTATATGCCCATAACAAAACTTCTTCCTGACCTCTTGGACGCTGCATAATAATTAGTTTCTTGCTCTGCGGGTTCCAAGTAAAGTTGATGAATGAACCAAACATTTTACCTATCAGTTCCTGATAGCCAGCAAATAATTCATAGGTTGCCAAGCCGCCCATGTTTGTGGAACTTAACAAATATGTGTTTGTGTATGCAAGGTTAAATGGTTCAAAGACTGTACCCCCTGTTCCATTACCTGTCCTAGATCCTATGCTTCTTCTATAGATCTGTCTAACCTGCTGTATTTCATTAGGTAGTATGTACTCGTTTGTGTCCTTTTCAAGATTAAGAGTTATGTAACTTTCCTCAACACTGTTATCAGAACGCTGTCTAAATACACCCAAGGACCTAGTAAGTGCTGTTTCGTAGTGTATAGGGTCCAATTCTACGTCGATCATGCCGTCGCCCAGCATGGCCTTCACATAATCGAAAACCTTTTGTTTTTCAATATCTATTTGGCTCATATAACTATTTATGCCTTTGTTAGAAAACGGTAAATACATATACTATGCCAAGACTCAGTTTATATCGTCCGGAAAAGGGCAATGATTACAAATTCATAGACAAAACAGCCTGGGAAATGTTCCAGGTTGGCGGTACTGATGTGCTGTTGCACAAGTACATAGGACCTGGCCCGTCTATACAGGGTAATACACCTAGCACTCCTACGTACGGTACCCAGAGCGAAACTAATATACAGGATATGCTGTTTCTCGAAAACAGAGATAGAAAATATGATCCTGATGTGTATGTTATGCGTGGTGTTTATAATGTACAGGACATAGATTTTAATCTAAGCCAATTTGGATTGTTCCTACAAAACGATACAGTGTTTATTACTTTCCACATCAACGATACTGTGGAAAAACTTGGCAGAAAAATTATATCAGGTGACGTTATTGAGTTACCTCATCTAAAGGATGAATATGCATTAAATGATTTAAATTATGCACTAAAGAGATTTTATGTTGTTGAAGATGTAAATCGTGCTGCTGAAGGTTTTTCAGTAACATGGTATCCTCATTTATACAGAGCAAAGTGTAAGCCACTTGTGGATTCACAAGAGTTCAAACAAATTTTGGATCAACTTGCAGATGCAGAAAACTTCAAAGGTTTGTGGAATTCAGAATCTACTTATTATCCAGGAGATACAGTTACTGGCGCTGACGGTAATCAATATACAGTCCTTGCTGAAGTTAAGGGTGTAGAACCACCTAATTCAAATTACTATAAAAATGCTGACACTCTCAAGGACATAATGAGTACATATGAAAAAGAAATGCAAATTACTCAGGCTGTGCTTAATCAAGCAGAAGCAGATGCTCCTCAAAGTGGATATGATACCAAACCTTTCTATACACTTCAGCGTGATGAAAACGGAAAAGCAGAACTTGTAACTGCTGATAGTGATGATTTATTAATACCATCAACTGATAAAGATGGTAATCCTATATATGATGAAAAAGGCGAACAAGTTTATATGGCAGCAACAGCAGATACTGTTTATCAATCTGCTGAGGGAGAAGGATACAAAGGATACCTTACAGGAGATGGAATACCAGCAAATGGAGCACCATTTACTCAGGGCATAGCGTTCCCAATCAATCCAACAAAAGGACAATTTCATCTACGAACAGATTTTAAACCAACAAGACTATTTAGATTTGATAATGTAAGATGGGTCAAAGTAGAGGATGATGTAAGAATGACAATGAGCAATCTAGGAAGCAGTGACGTTGCAGCAGGAGCAACATTTGCAGGTAAAGATGAAAGACAAACATTAAAAACATCTTTTGTCAATAATACAACAGTTAATAATATCGGTGGCAAGAACATTGCTGAGAAACAGAGTCTTTCTAAAGCACTTAAACCAAAGGCAGATGAATAATGCGCATCGATGAAATACTAGGATTTGCAAGAACCAGCGGTAAAAAATTTACAGTTAAAAAACGTCCGCCTGAAAAATTTGACGAACCAGTTGCATTAAAAATTAAGAATAGACGAGCAGATGCCGCAAAGGGCAAAGAAGACGCTTGGAAGAATAAGGTATCTAAATAATGGATTTTTTCTACGACGGACAAATTAGAAGATATGTAACTCAGTTTATGAGGATCTTCATTGGCTTCAAGTATGAGGCAGGTGACGGAACTCAACAAGCAGTACCTGTCATGTATGGTGATCTCACAAGACAAGTTGCAAACATAATACGTGAAAACAGTGAAAACAAAATGCCCACTGTTCCTAGGATAGCCTGTTACATAACTGGATTTGAAATGGATCAAACTAGATTGTCTGATCCCACATTTATTAGTAAAGTTAATATTAGGGAAAGAAGATACGATAGTTTCGATGCCAATGGAGATCCAGTATATACGGGCGAACAGGGTGGAAACTATACAGTTGAAAGACTAATGCCTACTCCGTTTAAACTTACCATGAGAGCAGATATATGGACATCTAATACAGATCAAAAACTACAATTGATGGAACAAATATTAGTGTTGTTTAATCCAGCGTTAGAAATACAAACCACTGACAATTATATCGATTGGACTAGTTTAAGTGTAGTCTATCTAACTGGAACATCATTTTCTTCTAGGAGCATTCCAGCAGGTGTAGATAGTGATATAGATATCGCATCTGTAGATTTTGAAATTCCTTGTTGGATTTCTACACCTGCCAAGGTTAAGAAATTAGGAATAATTAGAAGTATTATAGCAAATATATTTACTGAAGAAGGTCAAGTTAAGGATCTTAATCAACTTGTTTTCAACGAAAGTACAAGTGGTACAACTGTTTATGTTAATAATAGATACACAGTGTTGTTATTCAAGGCAACAAATAACCAACCTAGGGATTATGATCTAAGCATTGTTGATCAAAATCAAGCCGTACAAACGCTTGGATTAAATGAAAAAGAATTTGCAAATAAAAAACTAGACTGGAATACCATCCTAGCACTGCATGGTGGATTTAAACCAGGAAGCCACATATATTTCAAACAACCTAACGGTTATGAAATGAGAGGCACATTTGCAATTAATCCTGTTGATCCTGAAATACTATTAGTAACCATGGATGAAAATCCTAATCAGAAAAATGAAAGCATCGCATCAACAGTGCCTGGCGTTCCTGCAAGAGGAACTATAGATGCTATTATAGATCCTTACAGTTTTAACCCTATTGAAAGTTTCAACGGTATAAACAATATTCCTTTAGGTACTAGATACCTAATGCTTGAAGATGTTAATAACAGTGAAAATGTTGGGTTAAGCATTGATATTCCTGATCCAACTGCATCAAGCACAGCCACAATGTATGATGGACCTGATGCATGGAAGGGCAAGACAGGAGAGGATCCTGTTATAGTTGCAAATTCAATTGTGGAATGGAATGGTAATGACTGGGTAACACTAGCAAGTCCTAACACTCTTATAGATCCAACATACATACAGAACTTAAAGACTGGCATACAGTACATGTGGAATGGAACAGAATGGCTCAAATCATTTGAAGGAGAGTATGCCCCAGGTTTCTGGAGATTTGACCCAGATCCAGCATAAGTATTGATATGCAAAAACGTGCCGGATTATTATATCTATCTTCATCTACCAGAAGAATATTTCTCATACTTGAAAATGAGAAATGGACTGTTCCTACTTTTAATAGAAACAAGTCATTGATTGACGATAGTACAGAAATACAAGATAAGTTTGTTAGCGGAAAAATATTGCCAATTGAACTATATCTATCAAAAGATAAGGGTTTTGAATACGGAACTTATATTTGTTTAGTAAAGGACGAATTTTTAACTGTTAATGCAGCAACTTTTTGCTGGAGCGATCTAGATTATCTTCCCAAGAATGTGCATACTGGTTTGAGAAACACATTAAATAATAATCTAATAAGAACAAAAATTGAAACAATACTGGAGTTAGAAAATGCTTCTTGAACATAACGAAACTTTTCAGAAAGAAATTGAAACATTTAGGAAAAAGGCTGAAGAAATAGAGCATCAAGCAACTAAAGATAAAATTAACGATCTAGTATCAAAATTAATTTTTGAAGTAAAAGCCGTTGATAAGCATCATAATGACATAATAAGAGGACAAGGTTTGCCTGATAGTATGAGCGCATCAAGAGAAAAAATTATGGAATTGCGTAAGCAATTGGATAGGCTTACTAGAGATTACAATAAAAAAACAGTATAGTTATTCTTAGAATTCAACTTCTAATGTAGTACCAAAAAATAAGTTAGTCTTGTCAAAGTTATTATCTGCCTCGTGTTGTACAAATGTATTGAGTTTGACTTTATCTTCTAACTTCCACTTGTATCCAACCTTCTGCTGATACTCATCAAATCCAAAATCGTTATCACTATTATCCTTGGCAAAGTGTATCATGGGTGTTATTTCATAATACGCATTCCCCCATTTCAATCCAAAGGCTGAACGCAATCTACCGTAGTCATCGCGATCGCCCTCATAGTAACGATACTCTATCCTTGGAGTGATATAAAAGTAATCATTGTCTAATAGATTGTAATCTATCCTTGGCCTGTGTTCGACCTTGTCGCCATCTTCATCATAGCGATAGGCAAACTTCCATTTGTCAAGGTAGTGTTCTAACTGAATGTGTGAGCGATCGATCTGTGCA